GCCCGAAATGCCATTCAGTTCGCGTTTCAGTTGTGACGACCAAAAGAACTGTTGAAGGCCCCTACGAAACAGTGCGCCGCCGCCATTGCTATACCTGTGACTACAGGTGGTACACCGCGCAGGAACCAGAGGTCAATATTGGACCATATTTGCACTGGATAGGTGATCAAGTAAAAATTCCTGAGTAAAAAATTAATTGCATTTTTTGCATTTCTCCTAATGGCTAAAGTCACAATCAACCTGAAACAAGACCAGCTAGACGCCTACAAACGCATCGCTGAGCAAGAACAAAAACCGCTTTCGCATGTCGTCATTGACCACTTAACCAATTCGGATTTCAAACCCTCCACTTCACAGCTTTACAAGGCCGCAGCCGACGTTCATCGCAAATACAAAGGTTTTCTCTCACGCGATCAGGCGTTCCATATAACCTCTGTCGCCATTAATTCACTTCACCAAACTTCCAAGCCCTGTTAACGTCTGGGTATGGCTGCTAAATCGACTCATATTCAGGTAGATGAGCGGATAAATACCGTTTATAAGCTCTTATTGGAAGGAAACAGCAGAACTCAAATCCTGCAATATGGCGCGGACGCCTGGGGACTCAGCACTCGCCAGCTGGAGGAATACATCAAGCGGGCCCGTGATCACCAGCGCCTAGACGCTGAGCTAGAGCGGCCTGAATGGCTTCATGAATCGCTCTGCGCCCTGAAAGACATCCAGCGAAAGGCCACCACAAAAAGCCAATACAGCACAGCCCTGAAGGCCATCGAGTTGCAGGCCCGACTTTTGCGCTTCGAGATGTCATGAGTCTGGTTGATGATGTTGTAGGTAGTGAACCGCTGCTAGCTCCGATCCTTGAGCTGCAGCGATTCAGCAAACCGACCACCGCAGAAGTTCTGCAGCGTGTTCAAGCGGAGTTGCTTCCGCATCAAATTGCTTTTTGCCAGGACACAGAGCACCGCAAACTTGGCCTTGTGTGTGGATTTGGAGCGGGCAAAACCTACGGGTTGATCTGCAAAAGCCTTCACATGGCGGCCCTGAATGTGGGCCACGTTTCTGCCCTGTTCGAACCCATTGCTCCCATGTTGAGGGATATTCTCATGCGTCAGATGGATGAGCTGCTTACAAAATTTGAGATCCCTTTTGACTTTCGTGTGAGCCCCTTGCCGGAATACCGCATCCATTTTCGCGAGGGCTCACATACCATCCTTCTTCGCACCATGGAAACGGCCAATCGCATCCGTGGCCAGAACCTTTGCGCTGTTGGGTTCGACGAAGCCGATACAGCAAACAAGTCAGTTGCGACCCAAGCCATGCGGATGGCATTGGCTCGCCTGCGCTCTGGCAATGTCCAGCAGTTCTATGCGGCCACCACACCAGAAGGCTTCGGCTGGGCGTTCGACACCTTTGAGAAAAACGCAGGTGATGACACTGCGTTAATTCGCGCTAAAACTACGGACAACCCCTACCTCCCAGAAGGGTTCATTGATTCTTTACTGCAGAATTACCCAGAGCAACTCATTCAGTCTTATCTGAACGGAGTCTTCGTAAACCTGAACACTGGCCAGGTTTACGACCGTTTCGACCGAGCGAAGCACGTCATTGAGACGGCCCCGGTCAATTTGGACAATGAGCCACGCCACTGGGGTTGCGATTTCAATATTTCTAATTGCAACGCTATTTGTGGTGTACGCCTGGGCAATTCATTTCTTCTAATCGACGAAGTGAAAGCCCATGACACCGATTCAATGGCAAAAGCCATTAAAGAAAAATCAGCTCACTTACAAGTTCCTGTATATGTTTACCCTGACTCATCAGGCGCAAACCGCAGCACTAATGCCGCGAGAACAGACATTGAGCTGCTGCAAATGGCCGGGCTCACTGTCATAGCAGGCAAAAGCAACCCACTAATCAGAGATAGAGTGGCTGCTCTGCAGGCGTTGCTAGTGAACGGAAAGGGCGAAGTCCGTTTACAGATCCTTGCCAAGTGCGAAAAGATGATCGAGTGCCTGGAGCTACAGGGTTATTCAGAGCGCAATCCTCAGCAACCTGATAAGGAAGGTGGCTATGACCATTTAACGGACGCGCTGGGCTACGCCGTTTGGGCTCTATACAACCCGCTACACATTCGGGCCGGGCGTGGCACTGGAATCCGTGTCTATTAATATCAAATTATTGGTAGGGGCTTAGCCGTGTATTCATCTGGGATTGGTGGCGCTAAGCGTGTTGGCAACGTCAGCACTGTTGATTCGCCCAACCAGGCGTACATGAACATGGCTGATCATTGGGGCCTTCTGGAAGTCCTGTTATCGGGCACTTACGGCCTGCGCAAGGGTCACAGAAAATTTCTTCCGCAGTATCCACGAGAAGACGACCTCAGCTATGACAATCGTTTAAAAATCAGCTGTCTCAGCCCCTTCTACGCTCGCATCGAAAAAATGTTGGCGGGCATGTTGACCCGCAAACCGGTCAGATTGACCGACGTAAGTGACACGATCACAGAGCAGCTGTTTGACGCAGATTTGCAGGGCAATGACATCACGCAGTTTCTCTATGAGGCAACAAGAATTTGCCTGCGTTATGGCCATGTAGGTGTTCTGGTCGATGCTGCGTCTGATGGCAGCGGCAGGCCGTACTACGTTCGCTATACGCCAAGAGACATTTTAGGCTGGCGAAGTGAAATTATTGACGGCGAACAGAAGCTGACTCAGCTCCGTTTATTTGAAACGATCACTGAGCCCGATGGTAAATACGGGGAGAAGTTAGTTGAGCAAGTCCGAGTCCTGACACCTGGGGCTTACGAAATTCACCGCAAGGAACAGGACGGTGAATTCAAGCTGTTCGACGAGGGCACAACCACTGTCAAACAAATTCCGTTTGCGGTGGCATATTCCAACCGCTTTGGCGTGCTTGAGTCGCGGCCACCAATGAATGACATCGCAGAGCTAAACCTTAAGCACTATCAAGCCAGCTCTGACCTCAGCAATCAGTTGAGAATCAGTGCGGTGCCTTTCTTGGCTATCTACGGAATGCCGCCTAGTGCGGAAGAAATAACGGCTGGCCCATCGGAGGCCATGAGTCTGCCAACTGATTCCCGAGTTGAATTTGTGGAGCCATCTGGCAACAGTTACGAGGCGCAGTTCAAGCACCTAGACCGGATCGCGGAAGAGATCAACACGCTGGCGTTGGCCAGTGTCCTGGGCCAAAAGCTGTCAGCAGAAACGGCTGAGTCGAAGAGGATAGATCGCAGCCAGGGCGACAGCACCATGATGCTGATCGCGATGCAAATGCAGGATCTTTTGGATAACTGTTTGCGTTTCCATGCCGAATATTTGAACGAAAGCCAGCCAGGTACGGCTTACGTCAATCGGGACTTTTTGGGTCAACGTCTACAACCGCAAGAAATACAAGCATTGCTGCAGCTTTACACTGCCGGAACTATCACCCAGAAAACCTTGCTCGAAGAACTCAGCAAGGGCGAAGTGCTTGATGATCTGGACGTTGAAGAAGAGCTTGAGGCGCTTGAAATGGGCGGTCTATCAGGCACGCAGGAGCCTGAACCAGAGGAGGAGCCAGAAGAAGATGATGAAGATACGCTGCCAGAAGAGGATGAGGACGTAGAAGATGTGGCGGAATAAACCGGAGCGTCGAGAACGGAACTTATTTGTGTTCCAAGGCAGTTGTGTGGGCCCACATTTCGGGATCGTAAGAACTACTTGGTACGACAACGGCCAAATCAGCGGGATACAAGAAACAAGGCTGAGGGAAAGCCCTGACTGGGTTGTTAATACAGCCAAGTTCACCGCAGTAGTGGGCACAGCATTGCGGGAAGGTGCTGACGTGTCTGTCTATGTGGATTGTGACCCTGCCGAATTGGGTTTGGAGGGTTTGTGACTGCATCGCCTAGTGCTGCTGAACAGCGTAAATTCCTAGACAACACCATCAAGCCTGGTGGCGTTGCGGGTGTGCCTGAGAGCTACTACCGCAAGGCGTTGGATCTGAACCGCTTCAGTAATGGCGTAGCTAACAAGTTGTTGGAGTCTTACCGGCGGCAGATCGTCAAAGCGGTAAGAGAGCTAGAGCGCATCGACAAGATGCCTAGTAGCAAAAAGCCGCAGTTCAAAGCTGCACGAATGCGGGCCCTGATTAAACAAAACCTGGACGCCATGAAGCAGTGGTCTGGGCAGAGCATTAATGAGTTAATCCAACAGCTGGACGGTTTGGCTGATGTTGAGGTTGCGTTTGCCAGAGCGGAACTGCAACGGGTAGTGCCTGCAGCGGTTAAGACCCAGGTGCGGACGGTCGAGGTCACTGAGTCTTTTGCCAAGGCTGTGGTGAAAGCTGACCCATTGGATGTGGGCACCAACCTGTTACAGGACAGCTTTGAGGAGGCGGTAAAGGGGCCAGGTGCAGTGATGAAGCTAACGGCACGGCAGGGCGCTGTGATTCGGATGCCTGATGGCACCAGCATCGTGAAGGCATTTCGCGGGCTGGCTGAACGCCAAGGCGATCTGTTCTCGCGTGCGGTGCTGGATGGCTTGCTTACGGGTGAAAGCACAGAGTCGATTGCCCGGTCTTTGTATGGAGAGCTGGGCTTTTCGACTGAGGCACTTACCCCACGTCAGGTGGCCTTGGCCCAGCAGGGCAACGCCTGGAAGATGGCAAAACATCAGGTACGGACGTTGGTGAGGACCAGCGTTAATGCCACGTCAAACGCTGCAAGCCTGCAGGTCTATAAGGCCAATCCAAACCTTACGAAAAAGTACAGATGGATTGCCACGCTGGATAGCAACACCACGGCGATCTGCCGAAACCTGGATCAGAAGGAGTTCTTCTACGGCAAAGGGCCAACACCGTCAAACCCACCACATTTCGGTTGCAGATCCACGACTGTGCCGGTGATTGATTACGCGGGCGCATCGAAGAAATTTGGGATCGATATTCCACCACCTAGTTCAAAGATTGGCTATCGCCCGACTAAAGAGGGCACGCCGTCTAGTGCAGACCCCAAAGGTGGCCGGGTGCCTGTTGGGACAAGCGCAGCACAGCACCTGTACGACCTACGGGGTACGACTAAGGCGGGCAAGAAATCAAGGTTTGATGCCAGCCCTGCCCAGGCCCGGATGCTGAACGGTGGCAAGGCAACGCCTGGGGCATTTGAGAAGGCCCGTTATTACAACCGCTTAGCTGATCGCTATGGCCCTGATGGGGCGATGAAACGGTTTATGCGTGAGGACGGCTCAGAGGTAAGCCTTAAACAGCTGCGTTCCCGCTATGGGGAACCGGACAAGATCACAAAGAGCAAGAAAGCTGCGGCCCCTAAAGCAAAACCCACGACAAAAATTCTTACCAAGAATGAAAAGATCGCCAAGCAGGTGATGCAGGATCCAGCTTTAAAAAGCGATAAGAAACGCATCGAGGCGATGGTTGATAAAGGCGTGCCGAAGGGTACGGATTTTGTCGGCTTGATTGCTGATGCCAAGCAAAAGTCAGGGCTGAGTACCACTGAAAAGTTTGCAAAAGTCAAACCCAAACCCAAGCCAAAAACCAAAGCTGTAGCTAAGCCAAAGCCCAAGCCAGCGCCGACGCCAGAACCGACAGAAACACTCAAAGCTTTAAGTTCAGCCGGATTTCAAAAGGCTTATCAAGGCAAAGGGCAGCTAAACCTTACTGAGGTTTATGAGCAGCAAGGCTTCAATGCAAAGTCAGAGCTGGTTAAGGATATGGATCAGTTGTTGGCCAGAAAAGATTTAATGAAAGACGTTGATGGCAAAGATAATTTGGTGTTCTTTCGTGGCATTCCACAACAATCATCTGTAGATCAATGGCAAGGGCGTGGAAGCCAAGGAGGAATTCATTACGCAGGCAAAGGCGTTTATGGCAACGGCTCTTACATGGCGGCTGCTGGTCAGATGGGCAAGTATTCAGTCGAGGCAGCTCATTCCACTGCCAAATCTTATGCAGGAGATAGGGGAGCCTTAGTGACAGCTTCTGGGCTTCGTAAAAATGCGAATGTCTGGCGCACATCTATACCTGTGCCAAAAGATAACCCCGCATTAGAGCGCGTGGTAAACAATAAGGCCCGCACTGCGGCTCGTATGGAGGCGCATAATGAGTGGGAAAAGTGGAGCCTAGGTGTCGTAAAAGAAGCCAAGGCAAAATATGGCGAAGATTTGAACGATATTGGCGAAGCTGCAGCTGCACTAGGCTATGACGGTTACCAAGTCCCGATGGCAAACCACGGTCGCGGTGGCAGTGAGGATTATTGGGTTATCTTGAACCGTAATTCGCTTGTAAGCATTGAAGGTGCTAGCCCTGTGCCTGCGACAAGGTTTGACGGGGACAACATAATTTTTGAAGCATGGACTAGCGACTAATGGATTTTGAAAGCCCAGAAATTTCTCGTGAGTTGGCCCTCCTGATTCAGGATGTCCCGTTTGAGCAGCGGGCGACATTTAGGGCATTTGCTCAAAAAACCAAAAGCATGAAGGCCTTTAAAGCGTTGATTGATGAAGGGTTGTTTGGAAGTCTTTCGCCTAGTTAGTTAAGCTTGATGTGCTGTTAGGGCCTGTCCCATGCAACTTCACAGCAAGTTCCAGTTCAAACCGACCACAGAAGAGGCCCCGGCCTGCCCCCCGAAAAAGCCCGCTGCCAAGAAAAAAGCAGCTAAAACAGAAGCATCCAAGGAGGAAAGCTGATGCCTAGTTACAAAGGCCCCATGAAGCCCCAGAAACCTGCGGGCAAAAAGAAAAAGAAAGGAGGCAAGAAAAAGTGAAGAAAGGATCTCGTGTCGCCTGGTCCTACGGAGGGGTCAGGACCACAGGAGTGGTTCAAAGCGTTGCCAAATCTGATCGCGTGTCGATTAAGACCCGCAGCGGCGGCACTGTCACTAGGGTTGGCTCTGCTGATGATCCGATTGTGCGGATCAAGTCAGATGTGACTAGCAACACTGTTTTAAAAAGGCGCTCAGATCTGAGCCCTGCCAAAAAGGCTAAAAAGAAATAACCATGGCCAAGGCCATTGACAAAGGAGGCCACCGCTTCGAGGGCCTCAACAAACCGATAATGACCACAAAGCACCCCAAATATGCGGCTGCGGTTGTCACCAAGGTTGACGGCAAAGAAAAGCTGCTGAGGTTTGGCCTGCAGGGTGCAAAGCGTTTCCCCAAACGTGAGGGTGAAAGCAAAGCCGCTGCTGAAACCCGCAAAAACTGGAAGGCCCGGCACGCGCAAAACATCAAACGCGGGCCAAGTTCAAAGGCTTACTGGGCGAATAAGTTTCTTTGGTAGTACATTTGGGCTGCAATTAACCTTACGGGTTATTTATGTCTGAAGAACAACTGCAAGAGGCTACGCCTACAGCAGACACTAGTGAATTGGAACTGCTTAGAGGCAGTGTCGAAGCATTAGAGCGCAAGAATCACGAGCTGATTGGTAAATTAAAAAAAACCAAATCAGTGCCTGAAGGCGTCAATGTTCAAGAGTTAATGGACTTCAAGGCAAAAGCAGAGCAAGAACAACTGGAATCACAGGGCAAATACAGCGAAGCACTGCAAGCCAGAGAGCATCAGTTCCGCGAAAACAGCACCAAGAAAGATGAACGCATCGCAGAGCTGGAGACTCGTGTTCGTGACCTTGAGCTGACTGCGCCTGCGGTTAGCGCCCTGTCAGACGTTGTGCATGACCCTGATCTAGTCATGCGGAACTATTTGAAGGATAAGGAAATTCAGCAGGGCAACAATGGCCCGGTAGTGGTTGATGGCTATGAGCGAATCCCTGTTGCTGACTGGGCTCGCAACAACGTGCCGGAATGGGTGCAAAAGGCACCAAAGCCCCAGGGCGGTGGCGCACCTGCAGCGCGGGGTGCATCAAGCGGTGGCCTAGATCCTGATTTGCTGCGTGACTTGACCGTCGGCGGCATCAATCGCGGAATCAACATGTCAGCCCTGGGTGAAATTATTAGAAAGCACCCTGAAAATTGGCAGAATTACAAAGCTGAAGCGGAAAGACGTTTGCGCGAGCGTTAATATGAATCAACTGGCAACGCTACGCCGAGCCAATCGGGTTACGCCCACACCGTAAACACTACTTCAGGAGATCATGGCCACCCTTCGGTC